GGGGGATATTAATTCAGTCAGGACTTAGTAACTTTAATACTGGAAGTATGACTACAACAGTATCGTATCCAAAAACATTTCCTACTAAATGCTGTATGGTGCAACTCACCCCTAATAACTATTATGGTCATTGGTCTAAAGGAGATGTTTTAACTATTAAATCCTTCACAAATTCTTCCCTAACAGTGGAATTAGTAGGAACTGCTCCAGTAAATACCAGAAATGAATTTTTTTGGTTAGCTATAGGATATTAATTAAATTAATATGTTACTAAATAAAATTAAAACATTTTTACATAGAATCTTTATCAAAAAAGATTCCTTAGAATTAAATATAATAAAAGACAAAATCCAATCTTTAGAAGATGATGTACATCGATTAAAACAAAGAGCTAAAATAATATAATATGGCAGAATATCTAACTGTAGACGATAGAGCTTTAGATTCTACTGGATCTGGAGGGATTGAAGGTTTAGGACTTAGGATGGTTGGAGGATATTCTTCTATAACTAGTAGAGGTATAACAATTACTTATTCCGGATTTAAATCAGTATATGGAGTATTCTGTTGTTTAAAAAATAATAATGAAGCAGGTTATACAGTAAATTTATCCTCTTATACTAATACCTCGGCTACTTTCATACTCGGAGGGAAAGATCCTAAAGAATTTTATTATTTAATAATAGGAGAAAGTGATTAAATATGGCTGAATTTTTAACAGAAGATAATTTAGAGGACTATTCCGTGGAAATGGTAGATCCTGTTACATATATAAATTATAAAGGACTACGAATCGCTTATGGAACTACTACTTGTCCTGGGTATGATGTTGTTTCTGTACCATTAAAAGGATTTAGTGGGATAATTACCGGAATGGCTTCATTAAAAAATAATGATGAACAAGGATATACTATAAGTATATCTAGTTTAAATACTACAGGAGTAACATTTTCTCTGGGGGGGAAAGATGATAAAACTGTAACATTTTTAATAATAGGATTATCAGTAAATAATCAATTATGGCGGAGTTTATAACGGAATTAGATAATATATTAGAGACTACACATGATATAACTAGACCAGGTCATGTAGTCATGACATTAGGTCCTTTAGTATTCGAGATGGGAAGTACTTTATGTGAGGGACATACTGAAACTAGAGTATCGTTACAAGGAGATTATATACCAAGAACTGCTGTATGTTCATTTCGGGGAAATAACGAAGCTGGATATTCTTGTAATGTTATGGGTGTAACAAAGACATATATAGGATTGTATAGTGGAGGAAAAGATTCAAAGACTATAGATTGGATAGTATTCGGAACTAAAACTTAGAAATATGAGTAAGGATTTTTTAACTCTTAAAGATGCTGCTAATAGATTAGGATCTCCTAGTAGTACAAATATGAATTTTATACATAAAGATGGAGCTATTCTTTCTGGAGCCGATCCTACTCCACTTAGTAGTTATAGTTTATATGATTTTCCAGCAGATGATGATATAATTAAAATATTATCTCAGATCTTTTTATATGATGGAGTATCTAATACAACTACATCTTCTGTTAATTCATTTATTCAAAAATTAGGATCAATTCAGCATAATAGTTATGGAGCTATGTTTATGGGAGATTATTCATCTATATTAATAGCTAATCTATTCGAGAATCGAAAAAATAATTGGAGAGTTTCTTTTAGATATACTATTACTGCTATTGGAAGTTCTGAAAATTCTTATAATTGTTTATTAACTCTTTTAGTATCAGATACTAATGATAAAAAGTATTTAAGTATATTAAGAAGTACAGATACTACTAACTCAACAATTAAAATAGTAGTACAAGACGCTAATGGAAATGCTGATCCAATTAATCATCCTATAATATATGGAGGAAATATGGGAGAAGCTAATATTTTCACAATAGAATATATAAATAATAAGTTATATCATATCAATGAATCAAATAGTATAAGAGTACTTTTATGGGATTTTGGAAATGTTAATGCTATTCCATTAGATTCTACTGGACTACAAATTGGAGGTATACAAGTTAATATAGATTATAATAATCCTAGAATGATTATAGAATATTTAACAATAGACGCTTAATAATATGGAAGATTCTTTAAGGGAATGTAAAGGATGTGATAAATGTCCCCAATCCCAACAAATACTATGTATATTAGATTATGTAAAAGAGAATAATGAATTATTAACTCTTATACTATCTAAATTAAATATATTACAGAATTTAAATACTAAATAAGATGCCAGTTGATTTATCATCTATTACGGATACATCTAAATTAATAACAGCAATTAAGAATATAAAAAATATTGATTTTATTAATAGATTAAAAGACCCTAATAGAGAATTTATTCAAGATTGGGAAGATTCTTCATCGATTGCAACACATAAAATGGGATGGAGTGATGATGGTATTTATGGATATGTTTATCCATCTGTACAAAAAGATAAGAAAACAGGAAAATTAATTGATTATACCAGACCTCCATATTCATTAAACGCTGCCGAGCAAAATAGTAAGGAAACTGGAGAAGTACTCAAAATGAAAAAAGAGTTTGCAGACTGGTTTACAACTAATTATAAAAAATATTTTCCTGGATTTAAAAGTAATTAAGTGTATACTAGTAATAATCAGATTCTAAAATGAACTGTAATAATTTCTTTATTAAGATGTTCACAGCTCATTCTGGATTAAGTTCTAAGAGAGTATGTGGATTTTTTGGGTGGGTAGTTTGTTTATTTATATGTGTATGGTGCACAATAAAAGTGATAGAATCCCCAGAAATAGTAGATATGCTCTTCATATGTAGTACTACTCTATTAGGAGCTGACACTATTACATCTATATGGAGAAAGAATATAAATAAATCTAATAATAATGAAAACAATACTAATTAAATATATTACATTAGGAATCTTTATCATATCCTTAATATATTTAATAAAACTGGTAGATAAACAATCTAGAGAAATTAGAGATTTAAAAGATATTCATACCTCAGAATTATGTACAATAGATTCTCTTCAACAAGTACATATCGTAACAGAGAAACAATTTAAAAGAATAATTTTATCAAAAGATTCTTTACTTAAATCGGAATTAGAGAAAAAAGATTTAAAGATTAAACAATTAGACAATGTAATTAAAGCTAATATAAACACAACTAAAGTAATTAGAGATACTATATTAAATAATATTGAAATAATAAAAGACACTTGTATTCCGATAATTAAATCTATTGATTGTATTACATTACATGAAACTATAGAAATTAATAATGAGAAATTGTATCTTACTATAGATTCTTTAGATTTTGATATAAATATAACTATAATAGACTATAGAGATATTATATATTGGTATAATTTTAAGAAAAGAAAAGAATTTGGATATAATACAATAGGATTCCGGAATCATTATATTAGTAAAATTACTGCAACATCTGATTGTTTTAAAGATAAGATAAAGATACAATCGTATAAAATTAAAAAATAAAATTTTTATTTATTTATTGTATTACATACAAATATTATCTACTTTTGTGGATGAATAACTAAAAATTAATGAACTATGATTATTGAAAATAAGCCTATTGACATTAAAGTGGATGCACAGCGTCCAGCTAATTATGTAAGTTTGATGTTATTTTGTTATGAAGTTCCGAGCCAAAAAGCTTTAACTTTATCTACAATTAAAAGAGATTTAGAGATTATGAAAATTTTAGAAGAGAATGTAGAATCAGAATCATTTGAATTAGATGATAAATATAAAAATTCTCTTAAAGAAACTATTTCCTCCACTCCTTTTAATATTAGAAAGAAGTCTTTAGCAGAGTTTGGGGAATATATAGAACTTCTATAATAAATATTGTATATGGAATATGAAAATGATTTAGATATCTTCAACTCATTAGACGAAGAATCTACTCTTCAAAAATCATCTGAGGAGAATGTGGATGGTAAAAAAGATACTTCCCAAGAGGAAGTTAATACAGAGGAGAATACTTCTCCTGTTATAGACGAACAATCTTTATTAGAGTCTGTTCTTAAATCTAGAGGAATAGATTTTAATAATATAAAAATAGAGGATACTGAAACTGGAGTAATTCACAGTGTCCCATTTACTGAGTTAAGTAGAGAAGAACAAATAGAACTTCTTAATTTAGAAGAAGATGATTATAACTTAGACGATGATGAGATAAATCTTCTTACATTTATGCGTGAAAATAATCTTAACTCCGAATCTTTAGTAAATTATTACAAACAGAAAGGAATTGAGGAATATTTAGCAAATGAAGGAGCCGTTTATAAGGTAGATGAATTATCAGATGAGGATATATATGCTTTATATATGAAAAATAATTACGGAGATATTTTAACAGAAGATGAATTAGTTGATGAAGTAAATAAAGCTAAAGAAAATTCTGAATCTTTTGAGAAAAAGGTTAATAAATTACGTGAGATATATAAAGCAGAAGAAGAAAGATTAGCTGCCGAAGCTAAACAGAAAGAAGAACAAGACTCTCAGTTATCTGAGGAAGAATTAAATAAGATAATAGGTACTCTTAGAGAGGCTGGAAAAAATATTAAGACTATTGGAGGTTTTGACCTTGAAGAATCAGATATAGATAGTACAATGGATTATATAACTAAACCCCAGATTACGGGAAGGACAAAACTTGCAAGTGATTTAGATAATCCAGATACATTATTTAAATTAGCATTTTATGCTACTCATGGAGATGAACTAATTGAAGCTATCCATGAACATTATAATAATGTACTTAACGATGAAGAGTACCTAAAGAATAGACTAGAGAAATTAAATAAACTTAAAAATAAAAAACGTAGTAATAACACATCTAATCTATCAACAGGTAAAGATAATAAAATAGAAAATTCAGATTTAAAAAGTTTTCTTAACCTAAAGGATTAGATCTAAATTTAATTTAAAATGTTTGTAGCAGAATACATTTCAAATCGAGCCAATATGAATGGCTCAAGAACTTTTCATGACTTCTCCCAATTCTTGGGACGAATTACTCATAGAGTAGGTTTAGCTGCATCTTTATGTCCCGGACATACTGTATCAGCTTTAACTGAGAGAATTGAAAATATGGTTTATCAAGATATTCCTAAGCCCGGACGTAAGAGTATTGATGCTTTTGCTATTGAGTGGGACGTGGATGTGAATCAATGAGGTTCACAATAAATTCTTTAAATTGCTGGGAACTCTCTACTGCTACTAGAGATAATCAGCAGCATGGTCTTGATGAAGACAGTGTTCAACGACTAGGGGAAACCTGTAAATCTTATTATTTAAATAAGATTAAAAAACTGAATTACTTATGAAATATATTGTATATCTTACTAAAAATTTAAAATCTAAAGTTGGAGAGTTAAATAAAATTTATATTGGAGTGCATCAGACAAATGATCCTAATACTTTTGATGGATATTTAGGGTGTGGAGTTTATATAGATCAACCAAGTACTTATATGTACCCAAAAACTCCATTTCAATATGCTGTTAAAAAGTATGGAACAAAAGCATTTGAGAGAACTACTTTATATATTTATGATACTCTGGAGGAGGCATATAATAAAGAATCTGAATTAATAAATGCCGAGTATTTAAAAGCGGATCATACTTACAATTATTTAAATACAAATTCATATAAAACAATTTATCAATTTAACACATCTGGAGAGTTACAAAAGAAATGGGAATATTCTTTAGAGGCATATGATTTTTATGGACAATCTCCTAAAAAGTTTCAATATGCTATAGATAGGAAATATGAATTTCTTAATTCTTATTGGGCATTAGAACCAGAGATAGATGTTATTAAATATTGTAAGAAATCTAATCCACCTATTTCTGTATATTTATATTCTAAAAAAGGGAAGCTCTTAAATGAGTTTCAATCAGAAAAGGAATGTGCTGAATATATAGGAATATTAGATATAAGTAAAGCTATTAAAAATCAGTCTCTAGTACAGAATCAATATTATATATCTAAGAAGTTAGTAGATGAATTTATTCCGAAGGCTAGGATAAGTTGTAAGAATCTTATTTATTATGTATATGATAAAGAAGGAAATTATATAGGAAGATTTAAAGGGAAAGAAGTAATGAAGGTTATAAATCTTCATTCATGGGCTAAAATTCAGAATATATTATCTTATAACGAGGGATGGTATAAGGATTATTACATATCTACTACAGAAGTATCTAAAGTTCCACAAAAATGTTATTCTAATGGAATGATAATTGATGTGTATGATAAATTTGGGAATTATATAGAGACTTTAAATACTATAAAAGAAGTAAGAGAAAAATACAATATCCCATCAAATAAATTAAAGAATATCCAGATGGGGGATAGATATTATAAAGATTATATCTTTAAATATCATACTAATAAGTAAATGATATAGTCTAAGTTCTTTAAATAGAATAGGTTCATTAAACGTATTCCGTTTGTTGCTGTTCCAGAAGGCGATGGTGTTGGAGGAACTGAAATTCGGATGTTGTTTAAAGAAAAATACTACGATAAACATGATATTTTCGTGATAGATAAATCACATCAACAGTGTTATGTTACTGCTCGTCCAATTTGGAGAAGTAATAAATATTATGAATACACTGTTCGATTAATCGATACTGATTATATGTCGTATCTTGATACTTCTGCGTGTCAACCTGGTATGACTACTCACTTCTTATCAAATGCTCATCCGTTTGATTATCACGACTTTGGAACGACTAAATATCAGTCTAATATGGAGGTTCATCGTAATTACTTGACCTTACACAGAAATGATATTGATGCATCTCAAGCTTATTTAGCTAATGAAGATGTATTCTTGAAAATTAGTGATACAGAAACTAAGGGAAGTGAGAAATTGTTTACTATGACTTCAATGGAAAAGACCTTGATTGAGAATTTCTTGGAAGTTAAAGCTAAACATGATCTTTGGGCACGTTCTAATGTGGACAAGAACGGAAAAGCTACAATAATTGATTCGCAAACGCAGAGACCCGTTTATATTGGAGACGGTTGGAATTTAGCCGCTTAATTAAGTAATTAATTATGAAACACTCTCTTAATTCGGCGAAAAGCTGAGATGCCAATGCCGAGCCAAGCAGTTAGATTTTAATTTATCTAATGGGCGAGTGTAACGACTAGATTTATAACTAAATAAAATTACTTCGTATGTAAAATAATTACTTCGTATGGAAAGAAATAAAAAAGCATTATTAATAGGATTAATATTAGGAGATGGACATTTAAATCCAAATTCCGGAATAGCTTTAGAAATATCACATTCACATAAACAATACGATTATATATTATATAAAGCTAAACTAATTTCAAAACTTTTAAATTGTAAAGAACCTAAACTTTATCATAGAAAGGATTTATATCACGACGAATATAAATTATCTAAAGGCCATCGGTATTTTAGAATACTATATAAATGGATCTATAAGAATAAAATTAAGGTATTTTCTAAACAATTATTAAGTTATTTAACTCCAGAAGCTATAGCATTATGGTGGATGGATGACGGAAGTCACGGAATTGATCGAAATAAGAAAACCGGAAAAATTAGATCTCATAGCTTTCATTTATATACATATACTTCTTTAGAAGATACTGAAAATATAATTTGGTTATTTTCTACGTATGGAATTAAAATGTATAAAATTGCAAAAGTAATGAAAGATGGATCTACTAAATATTATATAAAATGTAGAACTAAAGAGGGAAGAAAGTTAAGTAATCTTCTTCGACCTTATATTCTTCCATCCTTACAGTATAAAATAATGCAAGAGAACGAATAGTTATAAATCCACGAACAGAGAGCATCCAAAATTTTGGATGAAGACCTAGTCTGAACATGTATTAAATGAAGTACATGAACTAAACAGTAAACTTGTTTAGGGTAACAAAAATTGATAATTCCTCAAATAGAAAGATACGCATACTTAATCTCTTTCGATCAATTACTTACTTCACACTTTAAAGAAGCATTAAGTTTCTTAACCTCTAAGGCAAAGAATTTAACTGGTAATGATTACGTATTAATCTGTAACTCTTTACTTTGGAATCAGGTTGGTGATAACTTAATGGATGAAATTGGAAAATGGACTCCTACCGCTACTTTGATGTATAGTAAATCTTCTGGTGTTAAGAAGAAAGTAGGTGAAACGGTTGATGGTATTAAAGTAGGTAATACTTTTGTTAGCTATGAATATCAAGGTAATACAATAACCTTTATGCCGGATAAGGCTTTAAATATAGAATATCCTGATCAAGCATTCGGATTTATTCTAGATCTTACTCCGGATTTAGCTAATGGAAAACCAGCTATTGAATCTTGGACATTCAAAGGCTGTGATATGATAAAAACTGATGTAATTGGCGTAAATAGATCCGCTTGCGCCGCTGCATAGTGATATGCAGAAAAATAAATTTCTCTAATTGCTGGAAAGCTAAATAATATAAATATTACATGCTAATCAGCAGCCAAGGTTTTGGGATATGTAAGACTTATGTAAACTCCAAAATTGGGTTCAACGACTAGTCTGGATAGACGTAGGAAGTTTTACTTCCGAAATGGGAAATAACTTAATGTATAAGTAAAAACACAATATATGAAAACTATAGTATACCTAACAATAAATAATAAAAACAGAAAAATTTATATTGGAATACATGAAACAGAGAATCCTGATAAATTTGATGGATATTTGGGAAATGGGGTAAATATATATAAACCATCTAGTATACTACATCCAAAAACTCCTTTTCAGAGTGCTGTTAAGAAATACGGATTTGATGCTTTCTCTAGAGTTACATTATTTATATGTAATACGAGAGAAGAAGCAGAAAATATTGAAAGATTTTTAGTAAATGAAAATTTCGTTGGAAGATCTGATACATATAATATTACATTAGGCGGAGATACTCCTCCATTATTAAATAAAATTATATATCAATATTCTTTATCTGGAAATTATTTACGATCTTTTAATAGTATTAAAGAAGCGTCAGATTATATTCACATCTGCGAAACAGCTATCAGTCATGCTGTATTATATGGACACATGAGTGGAGAATTTTATTGGTCTGATATAAAAGTTGATAAACTAGATCTGTCTAACAAACCTATTTTACAAAAGAAATCAACTTACTTATATACTTCTAAAGGAGTATTTTTCATGGAATTTAAATCTATGTCTGATACAGCTAGATACTTAGATGTTAATCTTAGTTCAATACAGAAAGCTGTAAAATTAGGAACTAAAATATCTAAATATTATATTTCCGATAGAAAATTTGATGTTTATCCAATAAAATCTCAAGAAAGAAAAAGAAGTAATGACCCTATCTATCAGTATGATTTAGAAGGTAATTTTTTACGTAGTTTTAAAAATTCTAAAGAAGCTAAGGAATTTTGTAATTTAAAACAAAATAGATTATCTAATGCTATAAATCTAAATCAAAGTTGTGGTGGATACTTTTGGTCTTGGGAGAAAGTAGATAAATTAGAAATTCCCAAAAATTTCAATCCATGTAAAAAAAGAAAAGTAGGAAGATATGATTTTGAAGGAAATCTATTAGAAACATTTAATACTGTTAGGGAATGTAGAAAACAATATGCTAATGTTAGCAAGGTTCTTAAAGGAACTGCTTCACATTGTAAAGGGTTTGTGTTTAAATATATTGAATAAACTTATAACAAGTTAATGATATAGTCTAACTTATATGAAAATATAAGAAAATAGCCTTTGAGGCGGGATCGACGGTATCTCAGGAGGAACCGCTAGCACACCAGTTGCAGGATCTGAATCATTTTGGATCCTAATCTCCTAAATTGCGGGAACATCTTTAGAGATTTAACTACTAAATATAATTAGTGATAATTATATGGCGAAAGTAACTATTTCGGTATAGTAATAAGGTTAAATATTAGACAATCCGCAGCCAAGTTTCTTTATATAAAGAAAAAGGTTCAACGACTAGTAAGTCCTATTAAATAGGCATAGAACTTAAGTAAGTTCGAAAGAGGAGACGCTCTTAGGAGTGATAATATAGTCTATACTTCATGGAAACATGAAGATTCTTGACGGAAACGGTCAGGAGGAATAAAAAGAAAATGATTTACTGGGGGTTACATCTTGCTGCTTAGCTCCCCTTTAGTAGCAATATTAAAGTAAACAACTCTTCTAATTGCTGGAAAATCTATCTTAGACAATCAGCAGCTAAGATATATACTAAGAATCTAATCTAGGACAGGTATATATAAAGTTCAACGACTATCGAAAGTGTAATTATAGAGAAATCCTATAATAAGTAAACGAGTAGAGTACGGTAGAAGTCTATCGGAAATGGAGAGTAACTTAAATATGGTAACAGTATTTAAGTTAAAGATATAGTCTAATCACTATGGCGACATAGTGGAGCATTTGCTCAAATAAGAGTAACGATCTTATTTAAATATAAATGACAGCGGCGTATCAGTATACGCACCCTATCGTTCTGTTATCTTTAGACAGAATCCGCTATAATAAATATAAAGAGGGCTAACAACCCTCTTTATTTTAAATTTATAATATTTAATGATCAATGAATATGAGTATAAGTGTAACTGCTTTAAAAGAAGAATTAGATACGGTAATACATTTACGTAGCCGTTTTGGTCCTAATCATGCTGGGATGTCAATTTCCCCAGTTAAAAACCCATTAACAAGAGAGTATCCTTCTTGTGTTAGAAATGTAGATTCATCCGGAAATATTATCTTAGGTAAGGATGATAATCCTTTGGATTACTTCGTTCGTACTACTGATAGATTTTTTATTAAAGATGGGGATGAATTTGATTTAAGTAATCCTATAAAAGCAAAACAATGGGAAGCTATTAAATTCTCCGATCTTATTTTTGATAATAGAGGGAAATTTGATGAAAGTGGTAAGATGTTAGTAGGACCAGAGGAGAAAATCGGACCTCAAGCAGTTTATTATGTAGAACGTATTATTGAGGATACTAAGAAACGTAATACGGCCTCAAGGAAATTAAATAAAGCATTAAATTATATCTACAACGCCTCAAGAGATGCTTTAAGAATTAGAGCAATGCTTTTAGGTAAATATATAAAAGATGCTTATGATGAGGAAATAGAAGAATTCTTAACAGAAATTGCTAAGAAAGACGCTGATAAGATTATTTCTTTATTTGAAAGTAATGATACTAAATATCTAATTGCATTTACATACGCTAAGCAAAAAGGTATTTTACGACAGAAAGCTGGATTATATACTTATAATGATAATGATATTATAGGTAGAGATGCAGATTCTTGTATTGATTTTATGAAGAATCCTAAGAATAAACTTATTACTGATAGGATTTTAAGAGAGATTCAGGAAATTTCTGTAAAAGATAAAGATGTAATTATAGAAGCTATTTCCGATGATAATAAAAGAATTGAGGATTTAAAAGCACAAAATGAGGTATCTACAACACAGAGTGTTCTGGATGATTCTAAGTCTGATTCTGAAATATTAAAAGATTTAGAAGATGCTGAAAAAACTCCATTAGAAAATAAAAGTAAACCTACTAGTAAAGGTAGTAAATAATACATAATATGAATTTAAAACAAGTCTATCAAGCAGTACTTATAGAATTAGAAAAACAAAAAGCTCCCAGTATGCTCTTAGACGAGTTTAATTATTATTATTATAAAAGTGTTATTCAGTATATAAATACTAAATATAACTTTTGTGATATGAATCAACAAGAGGATGATGATCTTAGAGTATTAAATATGACAGCAACTTTATCTGGAGGAAGTATAATAGATAAAGGAGATAAGATATTATTTACTCTACCTAGTGATTATTTTCATCTTAAAAATTGTGTAATTACATTTAATAATCCTAATTCTAAATGTAATTCTAATTCAGTAATTAAAAAGGGAGCGAGAAGATTAACATCTGATAAATATCCTGGAATATTAAATAATTATTATTTTAAACCTTCATATAAAACACCTTATTATTACATATATAACGATGATTCCGGACAAATTAAAACTGGAACTCCTGTTGTTATGAAATTGTTTTATGGAGATAATAAAGATATAAGTATTTCAGATATATCTATAGATTATATTAAATATCCAAATGAATTAATCCTAACTCCAAATGATTTAGAGAGCGAAGATGATATTCTGGAGGATTTAGAGTTTCCTAAATATGTATGTTATGAGATAATAAATATTATGGTGAAATTATTTTTAGAGAGACATAGAGATCCTAGATTAAATACTAATCCTATAGTTAATCAAACAATAGCTCCACCAATTTCCCCTAACAAATAAAATTTAAAAACATGTTTGAATTTGTAAATGAAGTAATTATTAATAGTGCGAAAGATTCGCTTAGTGGACTTAATAAGTTCGATAATCAGATAAGTGGTGAACAAGGTTTTAGGGTTCTTCGTGTAGGAGATTATAAAACTGCAAATATTAAAGGTGGGAAGATATATAAGACATCAGCTTCAAATCCTCAGGTATCTATATCTGAAATTACTATTACTAATGCTGTTAAACCCACAACTGCTGGTGTAATAAATCATATTAGATTAGCTATTGGTATGCAGCTTTCCGGATCTGCTGATTCATATTTTGCTGAAACTATGGATGATAGGCGTCGGAGAATGTTTTATGCTAATTTAGATGTAGTTAATACCGATACTGCTGCTAATATTGCTTTAAAATTAGCTGAAATTATAAATAAACAAGGTAATTTCTATAACAATCTTCGGTTTAAAGCTGATCTTGATGGTGCTAAAATTACTGTAACTTCTGCTAATGAGTTCCAGTTATTTAATGTACTAGAAGTACAGAAATTAGAAGATTTTAGTACTGCTGCTTTAGGTAATTATTATCCTAAAGAACCAGTATACAGAACTATCTTAACTGGTAGCCATACTCAAATTGCTAAAGAAGGTGTTGGTACTTACTGGACTATGTTGAAAAATGTACAGATCCAGACTAGTCTCAGAACTGGTATCTTTAATCAGGATAATGATGATTCTAAGATTGTACCGGGAGCTTCTTATAATCAATATGTATTTGATTATGAATGTGAAAGAGATCATACTGGTATGGGTGCTGTAGGTGAAAAATTAGTATCTATTACTAAAGCTGTTTTCTGGATTAATACTGCTATCTCAAACAATTTTGAAACTGCTGTAAAAGCTGCTGGAGTAGTTGTGGATGATATCGAAGTTGCTTCTGATAATGAAGCTGGAGGGTCAGCTACTCAAACTATGACATTAAAAGTAGGAGAGACGAAATATGTAGATATTAAGCTTTCTGAATATAATACTGTAGCTTCTGTTGATACTAATAAAGTAACTGTTAAAGGAATAGAAATTACAGGTAAAGCTACTACAGATTCTGCTGTAGCTGTAACTTATAAAAAAGGATCAGATACAGTATTAACTGTTAATGTAACTGTAACCGCTTAATATAAGAAAATATATTATTTAATAAAAGGCAGGTAAGATAATAATATTCTTATCTGCCTTTTTAAATATTATACTATATGGAATTAAATAAATTAGCCTCTGCGATTTTAAACGATATTTTATCAGGATTGAGAGGTATTACATCTAATATATCTTTATCTGTTGAACAGTTAGAGGATGATATAATAGATGAGAGGTTAACTATAATAAAAGAATATGCTTTAAAAGGACTTCTCCCAGTTAAGGATTTAGTTACATCTATTAATTGTTTAGAGGTAGACTGTAAACCTATAGAGAATTGTAATTTATGTAATTCTAATTTAAATGTTAGAGAGACTAATATTCCTCATGTAGAAATACCTCAAATTGTTACAGATTTAGGAGTTGATGCAATTCAGTATTTCGGAACTGTTGATAGAAATACTCCGTTTAAAATTTATACTGATATATCTTATCAGTATCATAAGTATAATAGGTGGTTAGGAAGAAAGCCTTATATTTATATAGATACAGCACCTAATGAAAATGGGATGTATGATTGTTATATATTTAATGCTCCGTTGATTAAAACACTATCTATAATAGCCGTATTTAAAGATCCTAGACAATTAGAACAATTTACTTGTTGTAATGCAGAAGAGGTATCTAATATGAACTTCTTGACTAATGATATTAAGAGAAGGATTACAGAAAAGAAGGTACGATGGTACCGTAGCCTTAGTGCACCTAACTTACCAAATGATCAAGTAGCTAAAGCTTAATATATATGAAGAATTTAAACTTCCACACAGCATATACATATATTCAAACTAATTATGGTTTAAATATAGACCAATTAGAATTTGAATCCTCAGGAATGATTGCATATGATAAGATAGGAAATAAACAAACTGAGATAAAGGAATTTGTTGGAGACGTTGTAAACGGGGAATTAGAACTCCCATGTGATGTTACTAGTATCGAAGCAGTGTTTGGGAATTTTATAGACTCTCAAAAAACATCTAATAAACAACGTTGGCCTCAAGTTATTACTAATTACATAGAACGGTATATAGAATACTGGAAATATAATAAATCCTTATTATATGATTATGGAGTATTATTAAATTACCAAATGAGGGAAAATACTTTATTATTTGATAAAGATTATAAGAATGTATTAGTTTTATATAGGAAACAAATTCTAGATGAAGAAGGATTTCCTTATATAAATTCTAAAGAGGCCGAAGCAATTGCAGCATATTGTGCTTATACAGATTTATATAAACAAGCTATTAGAACTAGAGATCCTAATACATATCAAATGGCTCAAAATATAAAATTAGAATGGGCTAGGTTATGTGAAAGAGCTAGAGTTCCGGAAAAAGTATCTCAAAACGATATAAATAGGATTTTAGATGTAATGACTAGCTTTGATAGAAAATCTTACGGAAAATCATTTAAACCAGAGAAGTAATGAAATATAATAATACAACAATATCTTCTCTTAGTTATACATTCTCCGCACCTGAATTATTTGAAAAATTCGATTTAAAGAAGTTAGAGGTATCTAGAAAAATGCTTAAAAAGAATTATAAAAATGGTGCAGAACTCCGATTATGGTGTTGTAGGATTTATATTTACTTTTTATATTTAGTAATATTGGATATTATCAGAAATAGTACTACTTTCGTATTTACAACTAGAAAAAGAATGATTTTGGGGATTGAAATACTTAAAGGAGAAGAACTTTTAAATCATCTAAAGACTTCTACAAATACAATGTACAATTATTTTGATTCTGAGTATAAATACCCACAAATTAAATTATTCTATGAGAAAGGTAAAAAAGGAACTTTAACTAGAGGAGTAATGTTAAATTACTCCTTAACTAAAGAATTTTTTGATAATGTAAATAGTGGTAATAAGTATGGCTAATAAGATTAAGTATTTAAAGGATTATCTCCCGATATTACAAGAAAGATTTCCGGAATTTAGTATAGAAGATTTAACTACTATTATTAAATATGGGAATAGATATTTATATTATGTAATATCTAATAATAGTGATGTTTATTTATCTAGTAAAATAGATGGTAAGATGTTTAAATTTCTCATTGGAAGAGTTACATTTCAAAGTATTGCTCACAAAATTAGATATGCTATTAGTAAGATGATTACTAAGATGAGGTTTTTATATAGACAGCGTAGAACTAAATGGTGGGGGTATTGTTATTTTGGATTAACTGAGGAGAAGTTTAAATCTATTTATTTAAATAAAAGAAATATTACGTTTAATTTTGGGGATGTATGTTTATATAGAGTGCTCGATGAGTGCTTGCTTAATTTAAATTATAACCATTTCTTTAGAGTTAAATTATACGGAATTCCTGGATATAAGGTATTTTTTGAGAATTATTCTACTAAAGATGCGGAATATTTCTTGAAAAGATCTTTTGATGGATATGAGTTTACTAAAATTGATAATATAACTAGAGAAGATTTAACGGAATTTTAATATGGAAATAGCTCAAAACTCCTTTAATGGAGGATTATTAATGGATATGAATGATACTGTAGTTCCGAATACAGTATTAACAGATTGTTTAAATGGGACATTGATTACTTTCGATGGTAATGAGTTTATCTTACAGAATGATTCTGGAAATGGGAGAGTTGAATCTTGTGCGTTAAAGAAAGATTTTATTCCTCTTGGGATAAAGCAGTATGGAGGGATTATATATATAGCATCGATGAATCCTCTTACTGGAGAATGTGAATTAGGTTCATTTCCATCTCCGGAAAGAAATATATCTTCGGAAGAATTATCTACGGATGATATAGATACTACTATACTTGATAGTACTTTATATCCAGAAGGGAAGAGTGAAGGATTACAAATTACTTATTTAAAAGCTGATTTTTCTTTATTGCAACGAATGGTTTTAAGGCCCGGGGATAAATTTCTAATTTATATAACTCCTAGCACTGGTAGCTCTTCGATAAATAACTTTATAGAAACTTATAAAAATTATAATACTACATTCAATAACGGGAAACTTCAACGGAGAGTTTTTTCATTACATCTTGCCACTGTAAATGAAAATGGATCTATTACTTATATAGAAGATCAAACTAATGTATTTACAAACGAAGTTAGAAAGTTTTTTTATACAGAAGGCGAAGCATTTGGAGGTAATATTCAATTAAAAACAGTTCAGGATCCCTCATTATATAATACATATAGTTCTAGATTTAATGGATATTTAATTATAGTATTAGAGATAGAACCTATTGATTTTTTTAATATTGAGATAGGAGATGTAACTGAAAATGGTAAGGATGATTATGATGTAGAGCTTATTATTAATAGTGAAAGTGATAGTTATAATAATGTATATGGAGTAAGAATAGAAAAAGATGAAGAAGGTACCTATGAGGATGAAGAAATAGATCCCGATTTAAATCCAGAGTTTATTTTAAAGCCCGGAGAGAATATTCCACAACCCGTAATATCAATTAAACATGATTTATTAAAATTAAGTAAAGAAAAAGATACACGTATAACTATAAAACCATATTCAAGATTCCAATGGTTTGAGAATCTTAAATATACAACAGTATTAAATTATCGAGATCTATTAACTAGTAAAGAATCTAATATATGGAGATATTCTACTACTAGTACTACTAATATAGAAGGAAGAGAAGTTAAAAGGGTTACTATTACTACAGACTTCTTTGTTAGAGGAACATCAAACGGATTAAATAAGTGTGATGTGATGTATATAGAATTTTATGATGTATCCGCAAATGCATCTCTTATATACCCTTTATCTAAATCTATTTCAGGATCCTATAATTTCTCTATAGATTGTTTTGATAAAGATTTAAAAGTAGAACCTTATTATTATCAAAACGGGGAAGGGGTGGAAGATATAGATTCCGCTATTACAAATTTCGAAAATAATTATTTAGAATCTTCCGGTACCAATTACTATTTATTATTGGATTCTTCAAGATTAGGGGATTATTTTAAAATAGTATCTGGAGAAACTGTTCAAGAGAATATAAATACTAAAGAGCCTTCTATATCTAATCCTAGATTACCGTGGATATATAAAATAGAACCTCAATTAGGAAATGGTACTAAAATATATAAGAATTTTAGTACTCAAAATAATTATGTATATAATTCTGAATATACTAGGTTAAGATATAATAATTTTTATATATGTAGAATATGTGGATTGAGCTTTAATAAGGATACAGAAAAACACCGATTTGAGGTTGAGGAATATAATGCTTTATATACTCTTTTCACAAATGGACAATTTAATTCTTATTATACTTCTGCTATTACAGAAGATACTAAGAACTTTTCAACACTTAAAATAGATAATTATATAACAGTAGTATCGGATTCTGCTATAGATTTATCCCAAAAGAGTATTACTGGACCAACTATTATCCATAAAAAAGATAATATACTACAACCTTCATTGTCATCAGCTTCCGATTTAATTGAAGAAGGGGAACACAAGACGCTATATGAAACTACTATAGAAAATAGTGTTACAGTAAGTTCAGAGTATAAACTTAGAAAAGTAAATAAACTTAATTTTGGGATATTAGATGCTGATATAATTTACTCATCTGATACATCTAATTATAGTTTAACTACTTCTGGAACTCCATTAATTTTTCCATCCGCTGTTATAACTGATGATAAAACTCAGGATGATGAAAATATTAGGAAGCTTACTATAACTGCAACCCTAAATAAACAAGTAAAATCAGGAACATATACTACAAATATTCCGGGAGATAAAATAGAATATAATAAATGGGAACCTGTAGGATTATTAGGGTGGGATGGACTACAAGTATCATCTGGAATACCTTATTATCATAACGATGATGGACATGGAGATTGGATCTGTGTTAAGGATGGAGTAGATAATATTTTTGTAGATAAGGATGTATCATCTGAGTGGGTTACTAAAGATCCAAATAAAGGGGGTTATGATAGAAATTACACTGTAGACGCAGGAAATTCTCCAACCACAGTCGTAAATAAAATAAAATCAAGACTAGGGAATAATAAAATAGGGATATTAGCATTTGCTGGAGATAGTCTTGGTACTTCTCTAGAAGCTTTCGTAAATGACTGGGGAAGTAGAACCTGTAATAAATTATATTTTTATCCTAATAAAAATTCTTCTAAATATTATCCATCAACCTTTGTTATAATAGAATTTGATGGAAATACAATGTGTATTTGTAATATATACGGAACTAGAGTTGGAAATACTATGTCAGCAGATAATATAAGGTCAGAATTTAATACATTATTTAATAATTTATATAGAGCAAGTAAAGTATCTGGAGCATCTAATAATCCTTATACTATACCTAATCCTGATACAATTAAATATGATAATCTTTATGATACTACATTAGAAGGAAAGATAAAATTAACTGGATCATTTTCATCAGTAAATATTAATATAAAAACAGATGATGGTACTATACCTCTAAATGACAGGATTACTACAATAATAAATACATATATAAATTCATTAAAGGATAATAAGTATTATATTGGATATGGAAGTACAGATACTGGCCCCGATAAAACAAAATTAGAAGATTACAAACCAATAGAAACTACACAAGCTCCTTTTTCAGCTAGCATACCTTATAGATATATATTTAGTTCTTCTTTAACCTCCTCTAATTTAAATAAAGTTAAAAACATATATCTCGAAGCAAGTAGTTATACTACATATGTGTCTAAGGATTTAGATAACATGTACGCTACTAATAATGAAAAATTATATTTTAAGAGAGTAGATAAATTTGAAGTACATCCTCTTTTTAGTATTCTAAATAATAACATTCATCTGATAGGAAAGGGTTTTGGAGCAAGTAATCAGGAATCTAGATATATTGACTGGTATTCTTTTAGAAATTTATCAGATAATGAAGATTGTTGTAATGCTAACCTTAGAAATCCAGATGATCTGGTATTTAGCAAACAATTACAGGTAAGAGGAAATATAACTGGGTCTAATTTTAGTAAACCAGAGAATTTAGTTAATTTTACTTAATTATATATGACCCCTTTTTTAACCTTAAATTTTGATATTACATTTGAAATTATGTATAAGACTCTTCAAACAGAAGGGTTTTTAGCATATGAATATAATCCATTTAGAAATTTAAGATTATCCGGAAATAGATATCTTAAAGCTACTGATGGAAGATATGTAATAAAAAGTGGGGACATTGAAATTCCTGCTACTTTAAAAATAATTGAACCTATAGATAATGATACTGGAATATTTAAAGAAAAAGAAATCTATATTACTGATCAAAATATAGATACTTTATTTATAATAAGTTCTAATAATAGTAATATAAATACAGATGAAGTTAAAAGTAGATATTCAGAAGCAACCGCTAAATACTCTTCTCTTAAATATACACCAAGACAAGCATTAAGTCCAAGAGAATGGGTTCGTACTAATAGCAAAAAAGAAATTGAAGTTAGTAATCCAGGTAATAATGAAGGAAGATTGATTACATCTAATAGAAAAGGAGATTTAGTTGATTTTAGTACTAAAGATTTAAATTTTAGTATAAATAATCCAGTTGATATAGAGATTCAAGAATCGTATGACGGAAGCGTAAATCTTATACTTAATGATGATTTAAATCCCCCAAGACTTATAAATTCCCGTTTTACTCCAACTGAAAATGGAATGTATAAAATTATAGATAGAAATGGGAATAATGATACTAATATATATGATGAAAATTCCTTAGACGGAGAGACTAAACTATATAAAACTATAAAAACTCTTCCAGTTATTAGATTTGATGGTGTAGAATCTGGAGGGGAATTAAAGGTTGGGAATTATGTATTTTATTTTAAATATCAAGACTCTGATGGAAACGAGACTGATTTTGTTGCTGAATCAGGAATTGTTTCTGTTTATATAGGAGATATTAGTGATATAAAAACTATAAAAGGTGGAATATTAGATACTAATGCGTATAAAACTATTAGATTCACTATAACTAATATAGACGATTCTTATGATTATCTAAATATCTATTATACAAGATCCACTAGTACTGAAAATGGAACAGAGATTACAAAAGCATATAAATTAGTTAATAGCTTCTCTGTAATAAATACTGTATGTACTGTTACTATAACAGGTATAGAACCTGTGTCAGAAATTAGTTTAGATGATATTAATATCCAATATAGTATTGTAGAAAATGCTAAATCTCAGGCTCAAGTACAAAATAGATTATTTTTAAGTAATGTAAATAAAACAACTATTCCGTATAAAGAATTGGCTGATCTATCTTTGCGTATTATTCCAGAAGTTTATACAGAAGATGAGGTTGGAGATATATCATTAGATAATGGGTATTACACACCAGTTGGATCTAGTAGAGAAACCTTCGGAATGTATTATAATGTATATAATATCTATCATAGAGTAGGATATTGGGAAGATATATATAGATTTGGAATAGTATATATAATGAATGACTTTACATTGTCTCCAGTATTTAATATCCGGGGAAGGAATTTAGGAATTGAGAATACTGAAAAAATTGAATCTATATATAATTGGAATAAAGATACCGAACTTCCGGGAGATAGAAATTATATAGAAGTTTTAGAGAATGGATTTATAAAATCTTCTTTGGATAATGCTAAAGGTGTAGTTAAATTAAGTATTGAAAAGAACTCTACTTATGATGGATGTAATAAACCAGTAGGTATTAAATTCATATTTAAGAATTCAGAAAATAACTCCGATTATCCTACTTGGAAGGATACTGAGAATTTAATAAAAGAATTAAAAAAATATACTAAAGGATTCTTTTTTGTACGTCAAAAACGAATTCCAACAGTATATTGTCAAGGAGCAACTATAGGATTAGATTTAAATTCTAAGATCCCTGTTCTTCCAGTAAAACGTGGAGACGGTAAACCGTTAGGAATGACTGAATCTTTCATAGCTAATAGTAATGGGGATAGTATTTTAGAAAATGATATTAATAATAGATTATTATATTCTAATGATATCCTACCAAATGCTGCTATTGTTCCGGAAGCGGAATTAAATAATGAATTATACTCTCAGATATTTAATGGATCTAAATTCGTTCTTAGAGATTCGTATTTAACGTACGATACTACAGAAAATTATATTACCCAAAGAGGAGATGATAGACATTATACATTTCCGAATTTCTCCGTAGGTAGAAAAGATAATGACAGATCTTGGTATCAAAATATAAGTTTAACTTATATTGATGATAACATTCAATTAAAAACATCTGGAACGCAAGATTTTTCTTCTAGAGCTGGTGAAGCCGAAGTCGCATATAAATTTAAATATCTAGGTAAAGAAGATAATAAAGCTAAAGCAAAAAACCTATTACGGGGATCTTGGGGTTCTTATGTAGGAATTGAAGGACTACAATCTTACTGTAAATTAGTAGATATAATGATTCCTGGATATAATGAAAGTATGCTGATTGATTATTTTAAAGCTAGATTCAGTGATATGTCTCCATATTATTCCATATGTGACAGATATGAATGGGATTCGTTAGAAGGTGAAGAATTAGTTTGTTATAGAGGAGATTGTTATATAAGTGTCTTCACTCATAGAATGTGTAGAAATTTTCAAGATCCAGAAAGCCCTACTAATGATACTATTGTAGATCCTTATACATGGAGAGATAATTATACTGGTTCGGAAGATGGAGCTTTAAATTTAGAAAAAGCAGAATTAATAAATAGAGGAGATGTTAATGCGGTTCAAATTGGACATTGGGTTACACTAAAATGTTTATCTAATATAAATTTAGCATTAAGATGTGAAGATGGATCTAATTCCTCAGAAGAGGCTTTAAATGGACATCCTAGAACATTTTATCCTATATCTAGATTTAATCCATCTGGAGAGTATAAAATTCCTGAAAGTACAGTATATAATTCTGGATATAATAGCTCTACATCTGATAAAAACTATTTTATTCTTCCAGATGTCCCATATATAAAAAATGATTTCTCTAATAGAATAATGTATTCCGATATATATATATCTGATGCATTTAAGAATAACTATAGAGTATTTCAATTAAATAATTACAGAGATTATAATAAAGAATACGGAACTATTACATCTATCGTTGAATGGTATGGAGATTTAGTAGTAGTATTCGAAAAAGGGGTTGGAATTGTACCAATAAATGAAAGAATTCAAACAGCTGGAGAATTAAATAATCCTGTATATTTAAATTCTAACAATGTTCTTCCAGAACGTCCAATTTTATTATCTAAATTATATGGCTCTCAGTGGAAAGATTCTATATTAAAAACAGATAATTATGTATATGGTGTTGATACTTTTGCTAAAAAGATTTGGAGAACAAATGGAAAATCATTTGAAATTATATCTGATTTTAAAATTCAGAAATATTTAAATGATAATATTTCATTAACAGAAAGAGAGAGAAGTACTACTTTAGGATTGCGGAATGTAAAAACACATTTTAATAAGTTTAAATTTGATGTATTATTTACATTCTATGATGATATTCAAGATATAAATCCAGTAGGAGAATTTATAACAACTAAAGAATGGAATTTATGCTATAATGAAAAATTACAACTATGGACAACTAGATATTCATGGATTCCATTAATGTCGGAAAATATATCTAATGTATTCTTTACAAATAATAAAGAAGATTCTAGGAATATATCTAAGGTCTCAGTTACATGGGAGGGTTCAGTTGCAGCTAAAGGGATTATATTAAGAGATCCTACTACTTATTCAAATAAAGTAAGTTGGGGAAGTATATTAAATCCGATTAATAATCCTTTAGTTACATATAAAGGAATAGAGATTCCAGATCTTACTTCTTCTATTACGAATGGAAAAGACATTGCAGTAGGATTATTAGATGTTAAATTAGATGTAGATCCTGATAAATTTAGAATTAAATATGCTAAATATGAATTTATAAATAATGACATTTATCCAGATAACGAAGATTTTTATTTATATACTCATGAAGATAAGATAGGTAATAAAGTTTCGAATAGACAGACATGGTTGATATTAAGATCATCTAATAGTACTATTAGAAATAAATACCTAGAAGGGAATAAGTATGTAACTCTAAATATTCGAGCAGAATTAGTGCGAGGGAGAAACGAATCTATAACATCAAATATGGAAGAATTAGAAGTAGATGCTAGTAGTACATATACTGGAGTAGTTTATATAAGAACATCTTCCGAGACTTGGAAAAATCCTACATATTTCTGGAGACATGGAGTAGCTGGAATATTTGATAATAAAGAAAAAATCTATCCAACCTCATGGTATAAAGAACGAGATTCAAAAGGAGTACCTCTTTCTTATGACCCATTTGAATTTGAGTTTGTTGTAAATAAGAATGTTGGATATCATAAAGTCTTTACAAATCTCTTTATCATCTCAAATAATGTCCTCCCAGAATTAGTCTCATTTGAAGTAATTGGTGATGCTTATGATTTCTCTAACATCCCAGATTTAAAAGAAGGTTCATATTTAGTACAAAAGGGAGAGAAAGAAGAAAATGAAGTAGATAATTATATAAAATTCATTGATAATAAAGATTGTAATAATAATAACATCGGAAGTTCTGCTATTATATTCTATGATGATAGATTGTCTGAGTATAGTTTAAGAAGAATTCAACCTATTAAGGATATGTCTACTTGTGGTATTATTAAAGGTAATACTAGATATCAAGAAGATTTTGTTAATGTAACTTTAGAACCTTTTAAATATCAAAGAGGGAGTAAAGGGAATATTAAATTAAAAATTGAAGAAACTAGACCTAGAGATAAGTATATAAAGATTAGAGTTAAATATAGTGGAGATAAGAGAGTTATTATTACCGCATTACAAACAATGTTTGAAATAAGTTTTTGTTAAATAAATTAAAATGAAAAAATTTAATATTGGAGGAGTACTTACATCAAACGAACCATTAATTGGTGCAGTTAGTGCTAGCGAGCCTCTTAAATTAAATACAATGGCATTACAAAATACTACTTTAGGAAAAACCGGACCTGGAGCTTTAGGTAGAGGATGGAATAAATTAAAGGGTACAGTAGCTTCTTATAATTTATCTAATAACCCCGGAACTAATGTTAGTAATATAAATAATGTTTCTTCTTTATTAGACCTCGGAGCATCTCTAATGCCAAAAGATTATTCTAGAAAGAAGGGAAATATAACAGCTGGGATGGATGCTGGATATGATGCTGTATCTAGTATAATGATGAGTATAAATCCTGCTATTGGAGGTATAATGAAGGCTGGTAAACTAGTTGGAAATGGATTAGAGAAATTAGGAGTTGGTACAGATAAAATGACTACAGCAGATGCTATTTTAGGAAGTAGTTTCTTTAACCTATCTATTCCGGGATTAATAAATAATGCTTTTGGGAAAACAACTAGAAAATTTACAGTAGATCAAAATATCGCTAACAATTCCTCTTATACTGGAACGGGTAAATATATCCAAGATGCTGGCGGATATTCTGGTAAAAAATACGGACTTTTTTCTAATAAAGCCAGAAAAAAAGCTAATAAAAAAATGGATAAAGCTCAGGGATACCAAGATACTATAGATGATATCTTAACAGATGCATCAGATAAATCAGCAAGAGCAGCAAGTTCTTCTGATATGTTCGCAAATAGATTACAACTAGAACAATCAGGAGGATTAAATAATATCCGATTCGGAAGAGATGGATTTAAATTCCTAGAATCTTTTAGAATTAAATATGCTGAATCTCAGAAAAATATCCTTAAATATAAAGATGGTGGTAAGATTGGAGAAAAGAATATAATTCCAGAAGGTAAATTACATAAAGAACTTCATCATTTAGATACAGAAGATATATCTAGAAAAGGTATTCCTGTTATATTAAAGGAAGGGGATAAGATATCTCAAGTAGCGGAAATAGAACGGGAAGAGTTGATTCTTAGATTAGAAGTCACTGAGAAATTAGAGGAATTATATAAAGAAGATACTGATGAAGCTGCTATTGAGGCAGGAAAGTTATTAGTTAAGGAGATATTACATAATACTATCGATAAGGGTAAAGTAATTAAAGAAACTGAATAATGTAGGTATATTTAAATAGAATTGAAATATATTCTATTTAAATATAGCCTTTTATATATAATGCTATGTTAAATTTAAATAGAGTAAATTCTTATTTAATACAAAAGTATCAGAATGGAGGAAAAAGTAATATAAAACAAACTCAAGCAGAGAGAGTATATAATTTTCTCAATCCAGCTGATGGTTATTGGAGTGCTCCTTATTACATACGTCTTCCATATTTAAATTATACTAATACTCTAGTTCCAATCCGAGAAGAAAGGGAATTAGCAACTCCTATTGAAGAGGCTTTCTTTAAACATTATTTAAATTTAGGAAAGGATTCGAGATTAATAAAATCTTCCAAAGCTAGGATAAATGCTGACAAAGATAAAGATCCTAAAAATACTGAATATGTAGGAATCCCACAACCTGTAGCCCGTAGAGTACAATCTATGGTAGATACCTTAAATGTAGGTAAAATTCTACGTAATTATGATAAATATATAGAAAAATTTCCAGAATTACCTAGTAAATCTAGATTAGAAAAAATATATAGAACTGGAAAAGAGGTACTAGAATCTGGAGAGCCGAAAGTAGTTAATGAAGGATTAACTGTTAAATATATAGAACGTCCGGATAAGAATCAGCATTTTGCAACAGGATTAGATCTTTTCGGGAATTTTACCATTCAATGGGATAAGGATAATAATACTATCAAAGTAAATGATACATACGACTTTCCTTCTATAGTTACAGGAAAATACACTATTCCTAAAAGAGAAAAATCCTTGGAAATTAGAGAAGATATTAAATTTAATCCCAAAGTAGGATCTTATTTGTTAAGAGATAACATGAAGAATTATTATGCTGATGATGAGGATCCTTATTTTAAATAATATATAATTATGTCAGAATTAAAAAAATCAATTGTAAAAGTTAAAGTACATAATAAAGAATACCTCTGTGATACTGCTATAGATGACTGGGAAAGAGAACATGGATTTATGCATATAGAAAGTTTATCTAAAAATCAAGGGCTTCTATTTATATATCCAGAAGTACAAGAAGAAGTAAATTATTGGATGAAAGATACTCCTTTATATTTAGATATAATCTTCATCTCTCCAGAATTTAAAGTAATATCTAATAAAGAAGGGAAACCTAATGATACAAGTATTATATCTGAAAAGAATGTATTATTCGTATTAGAGGTATCTAATAATTCCGGAATTCGATCTGGAGAAAGTGTAGAGTTTGAGGGATTAGATGAAGTACTTGAAGAAAGATTAGATTATTTAGAAGATTTGGAGGATGAATCTCCTAAAGATAAGATAGAAAATGATATTGATGATTTAGAGGATTTACTAGAGATACTTTCTACTAATGGTAAAGTACAATATAAAATAAAGGGTGGAGAGAGAATATTTTCTAGGAAGAATACTAGAGTCTTAATTCGTCAAGCTAAGAAAGCAGAGAAATTAAAAACCGATTCTGCATATAAGAGATTAGGTAAGTCTGTATTTAAATACATGAAAAT